AAGACCGTCAGGCCGAAAGAATTGCGCAAGAGCAAGGGTGGAAAGCACCCAGCGACATCATCGAAGCCGAAGGCAACGATGTCGACGAAACCTATCGCCGCATCGCCGCCGATCAGCAGCGCATGGAAACGCTCGGTATTAAGCTGGGGCCGTTGGGAGATCGATTGCCAGCTTCCCAAGAAACACCGCTAACGGACATGCAGCAAAACCAAAACAATAACGACGATCAAACCCCATGACATTTCTTCCTCATCTTGCTGGACGGGTGTTCGACACGCCCGTGTTGATCGCGCGCGCCAAATTGGACGTTATTCTTGGCGTTCTCGTGCCACGGCTGAATGGCGAGGCGCTGTCTTTCGCGCAGCCCGCCGCGATGCGCGGCTATGACGTAACGCCCGAAGGTATTGCGATCATCCCCGTTCTCGGCACGCTGGTGCGTCGCACCGTCGGGCTTGAAGCGCAAAGCGGTCTGACGAGCTACACGAATATTGGCCAGCAGTTGGCTGAAGCTGTAGCGGATCCGAATATCAAGGCCATTCTTCTGGATATCGACAGCCCCGGCGGTGAAGCTGGCGGCGCGTTCGATCTGGCAGACCAAATTTATACGGCACGTAAGGCCAAGCCTGTCTGGGCTGTAGCCAATGAAGAAGCTTTTTCAGCCGCCTACGCCATCGCTACAGCGACCAGCAAAATCTATGTCTCTCGAACCGGAGGCGTCGGCTCTATTGGCGTCATCGCCGTTCACCTCGATCAGAGCCAAGCGGAAGCAAATGCGGGACTCAAATACACGGCGATCTATGCAGGTGCGCACAAAAACGATCTCACGCCGCATGAGCCGTTGTCCGATCCAGCACGCGCCACGCTGCAAACGGAAGTTGATCGCGTTTACGAGCTTTTCGTTTCCACAGTCTCACGCACGCGCGGGATGACACCCGAAGCCATTAAGTCGACCGAAGCCGGATTGTTCTTCGGCGTCGATGCCGTCACCGCCGGTTTAGCGGACAAGCTCGGAACCTTCGACGATGCCTATGCCGATCTTCGTTCTCGTCTGACGCAGCAACGTCCGGCGCTCTCACCTCTTCGTAACCTAAAAAGAAAGGATAAAACTATGACCGACCCCATTGAAGCCTCTGCCGAGATGCAAAGCGTCGATGCGAGCCTTATCGATCCGGCACCCGATGTCGAAGCGATTACGGCGCAGGCGAAAGCCGAGGCTCAAAAAGAAGCCTTGGCTTATGTCACGGAAGTCACCCAGCTTTGCCAAATTGCAGGGATGCCTGACAAGGCAGCAGACTTCATCGCCAAGGCGACTCCATCCGCCGAGGTACGCAACGCCTTGTTGACAGCCAAAGCCGTCGCGGACGAAGTGACCGCCATCGCAAGTCAAATCCCGACCGCCAATTCCACAACAGCGGCTGAAAACAAGATCGACGCGGCGGCGATCTATGCCAGCCGTAATGCACAAAAGGAGGACTAACCCATGACTGTTCTGACAGAAGGTCAACATAAAGCCGAGTTTATCGTATCCGAAGCCAACGGCAGCTTATCCCGTGAAGTCATCAAGGTGCTTGCCGGACAAAATCTGCAATCGGGCCACGTTCTCGGCAAAGTCGGCATTGGCACAGCGACTGGCGCCGCTGTTTCCGGCAATATCGGCAACGGCACGATTAGCGATGTGTCTGCGGGTACTGGTGTTAAGGCGGGAACCTATGGCGTCACATGCATCGAACCGGCTGCGAACGGCGGGACATTCGCCATCGAAGAACCGGACGGCGTTATAATCGGCAGCGCCGCGGTAGGCACGCCCTATGTCGGCCAAATTAACTTCACGTTGAACGACGGCGCGACCGACTTTGCGGCGGGGGATCGCTTTACGATCGCCGTCAGCGGCGGTTCGGGAAAATACAAGGAATATAACCCCGCTAACGCCGATGGCTCGCAAACCGCCGTGGCCGTTCTTCTCGATCACACGGATGCCACGTCTGCGGATCGTGATGCCGTTGTCATCGTGCGTCAGGCCGAGGTGAACGCCGCAGAACTCGTCTGGTTTGCTGGTGCAACCGCCGACCAGAAGGCCGCAGGTCTGTCTGACCTCAAAAACCAATCCATCATCGCCCGATAAGGAGGGAAACCCATGCCTACGCTCGATATTTTTAACAACGACGCCTTTTCCGTGGTGTCGTTGACCGACGCCATCAACAAACTGCCTTATGTGCCCGGCCAAGCCGGTCGCTTAGGGCTTTTCGAGGAATCCGGTGTCAGCACCACGACGATCATGCTGGAAGAGATCGACGGCTCTCTCAGCCTAATCCCCACCACGCCGCGCGGCGCACCAGCCGTCCAGAACAAGGTCAACAAGCGCAAGGCGCGGTCTTTGGCCGTTCCGCATTTGACGCTTGAGGACACTATTCTGGCCGACGAAGTGCAGAACCGGAACAGCTTCGGCCAACCGGACGCTCTCGCCTCGGTGCAGACGGTCGTTTCGAACCGCTTGCGCGACATGACCAAATGGCACGACATCACACTGGAGCATCTTCGCATCGGCGCGATCAAAGGCCAAATCCTTGATGCGGACGGATCGACGGTTCTTTACGATCTGTTCTCTGAGTTCGGGGTCAGTCAGCAATCGGAAATCGACTTCGATCTCGATAATGCCAGTCCAGCATCGGGCGCGGTGAAGAAGAAGTGTCACGACATTACCCGCAAAATTGCGGATGAACTGGGCGGCGCGTCCTTCAACTATATCCACGCTTTCTGCTCGGCATCGTTCTTCGACGATCTGACGACGCATCCCGAAGTCGTGGAATCCTATCGTCGTTATCAGGAAAGCAGTTTCCTACGGACGGGACAGGCTCGAAAGGCCGTGGAATATGCTGGCATCGTGTTCGAAGAATACTATGGTGGCAACTCCGGCGGCAATTTCATCCCGACCGACAAGGCGCATTTCTTCCCTGTAGGCACGCCCGGACTATTCCGTCAATACAACGCGCCCGCCGATTTTGTTGAAACCGTCAACAGCCTCGGCTTGCCGCGTTACGCCAAGCAAGCCGTGGATCAGGAGTTCGGTCGTTGGGTCAAACTGCACACGCAGTCGAACCCTCTGCCGATCTGCACGCGTCCGCGCGTCCTGCTCAAGGCGAAGAGGACGTAATGTCCTTCGCCTCTATGCTCGCGGTGTTGTTCGCGGATCCCGTTTTGTCCAGACCGGCAGTTTATCAGCCGCTAACAGGATCCGCGCTCACGCTGCGCGTCATGGCGAAACAGCCGGACGCTTTGACGGGCTATGGCGAAGCGCGCATTCATACTGAAACGACACTGTTCGATGTGCAAACGGCGGATGTCGTCCAACCGATGGTGGGGGATCGTCTAACGCTTGAAGGTGTTTCGTATATCGTCCAATCCGAACCGACCGCCGATCGTGATCGCCTCATCTGGACATTGAACACGAGACCAGAATGAGGCTTTTGGCCGCCATACGTGGCGATCTGAAAAAGATCATGGCCGAGGAAGCGAAAGCGGCAGAAAGCGCAGTGACAAGCGGCGTCAGGCAAGCTACAGACGGCTTGAAGCTTGAATTGCGTGGGCAAGTGACCAGCGCTGGCCTTGGCCAGAAACTGGCCAATACATGGCGCGGACAGGTTTATCCCAAAGGAGGCTTGAGCCTAAACGCAGCAGGATTTGTGTTCAGCAAAGCGCCGCAGATCATAGGCGCTTTCGGTCAAGGCGTCATGATCCGCTCCAGCAAGGGCTTTTATCTCGCCATTCCCACAGCCGCTGCTGGAAAATCTGCCATGGGCAAAAGGATTACGCCGGGGCGATGGGAACAAGCCCACGGCAAACGTCTACGCTTCGTTTTTCGTCGCAACGGCCCGTCTTTACTCGTGGCCGACGACATGCGCGCCAAGACAGGCAAGCGTGGAGGATTTTCAACGGCAAGTGCATCGGCACTACGAACAGGTCGCGGCCTCACTACGGTGCCGATATTTATCCTCGTGCCGCAAGTCAGTCTTAAGAAGCGTTTCGATATCGACAGCACAGGCCAGAAATGGATCGGCCAGTTGCCGCGTCTGGTCATTCAAAATTGGAAAGACATTTCAGACAAATGACGACACGCGAAACAGTGCTTCAAGCCTTGTTCAAACTGCTTCAGACCATCTCCGGCGCTAAGGTTTTGCGCAACGAAGTTTTGCCGGAAAAGGTTGCTGTTGGCGGCTTGCTTATCCTGCGCGATGGGGATCCCGGTGAACCGGAAACGCTTCTTTCGCCGCTTTCCTACTATTGGCAACACATTGCATCGCTGGAAGTGCTTGTGCAGGCCGGGGAAGCGACAGAGCGTGACCAGATTATGGATGCTCTGTTTCAAAATATTGCCGCCACGTTGGAGACCGATCAAACGCTCGGCGGTTTATGCGATCGCGTTACGCCTCATGCCGCCGATACAAGTTCCGTTGTCGTCGAAGGCGCGGCGAACGTCAAAGCGGCCATCGTACCGATTGAGTTGATTTACACGACTATCAGCCAGCTGGGCGCATAATTTAACATTTAATGGCGATCAATCTTGACATTCGTTAAACAGAGATGCTCTCATTAATAAATGTGGAAGAAAAAGAATGAAATTGGCTCACTCGTGATGAGTATGTTCTCAGCAGGAAACACGAAGCTTGCTGATAAGGGGGAATTGCTTTCCCTTTTAGAAAAGGAACTTAAGAAAACAGAAGACAATCCGTTGCTCAAATATGGCTTCAGAAATGAAAGCATGTTTGCTTACGTCGCAGGAGCATTGGGTCATTGCCTTCTAATTAAACAAGAAGACTGCGCTGGGATTTGTTTTTCGTCGGAGGAATGCATTAACATCCCTGACTATAGAATCGTGTTGATAGATGGCGCCGGATTCTTGGCCGAGGTCAAGAACTGCAATGATATGAAAATTGATTTTAAGGAATCTTATGTTAATGGTTTGCAGCGCTATACTTCATTGAATAAGCTTCCGTTAAAAATAGCTATTTACTGGAGACCCATCAGAAGCTGGACGCTAATCCCTGCAGAGAAACTTATCTTTACAGAGGGAAAAAGCGTTGTGACCTTCGACTATGCCTTCGCACAAAGCGAGATGTCGTCTTTGTTAAATGATAGGATGATTGCAACAACGCCACCTCTCAAAATTCGCTTGGTTGCCGATCAGGGTAAAACAACGAAGCTTGACGCAAATAATCAATGTACATTTGTTATCGGAGATGTTCAGTTATTTTGTGCTGGAAACCTAATTGAAGATGAGATTGAAAAATCTATTGCATTTCATCTTATTCAGTTTGGGGCATGGAACGAAACTGAACGAGTACAAGAATCTGACGGAGTTGTTTCATACATCGAGTATGAATATCTTCCGGAAGAAAAGAGTGAACACGGCTTCGATATAATAGGTTCATTAAGCTCTATTATTTCAAGAAAGTTTGATGATGCCACCATTTGTGACGAAGAAGTTGAACGGGTGACTCCGGAGACTGAAATTAGACATTTTGAAATTTTTATTCCTGAAAATTATAAAGGAAATAAGCTTCCTCTTTGGCAATTCTGTTTGCAACCAAACCCGGATTACAAAAAAGCTACCCAGACTTGTTA